TTAGAAACCTTTAGCATTACATACCAGAAGTAAACTTCTGAAATTCAAGAACATTTTTAATGGACTGGTGTTTCCACTTAATGTTGTCAACGATCTCTCGAAGAGTTTCCTCTAACGTTTTGAGATACACAATCCGTTCCTCACTCTTTTGTAGATCCTCATCGGATTCAAAGAAATAGTGAAAGTCGGACTTCATTATCTTCATTCCATCAAAAGGATCATAAGACCATCCATACTCATCGATCTTTTCCTTTGGAAGTTTTCCTGAGAAGTGTAACCATTTATCACGCAACAGAATTTTCTGAGACATCTCTCTTTTCTTCAATTGCAACTTAATTACGCTATGCAATTCAAGATATTTTGCGTGATTCTTACTGTTCTCTTTCGAGGCTTCGTCTAAACATACTGTATCAATTTGCGAGTCCTTCTTCCACATCGCAAGGATTTCATCAAGTGTCATCATATAAAACTATTTATTACTTTATAATATTAAATTCGCTGTATCTAAATGTAACGTCGGCTTGTAAGTATTCTACGTCTGTTGCCTGTGTGGTGAACTCAACACCACTTAAAGAAGTTGGAAACGCATCATGGAATTGAAATTCCTTATTTCCATTATTGTGATTTGAGAGAACACTCAAGATCATATCAGAGAAGTCTAATCCAACATCTCGATTCTTAATCATCCAATCAAAGATTTCGGTATAGTTCTTCATGTCTTCATCAATCGCAAAACGAAGAGAAAGAGAATCAAATCCAACAGTATCACCAGCCTGAAAGGATGTGTGTCCTCTAAACCCTTGAGCAGATTCACCCAAAGTCACCGATGGAATTGTGAATCCTGTAATGAAATACTCGACGTTTGCAAATCGATTACGGTTGATCGTAAGACGAAATCCAGTGGGTGAGAGAAAATTAAAATTTGTTGTAAGTCTCGCCATGGTTGTATTTATAAAAAAGAAGGGCCTCCAAACGGAGACCCTTCCAAAGATTATGAACTAATTAGAATTAGCTCTGTCCACCTACATTGATGTTACCAACGCGGATGCTGCGGAAGTATTGGTTCGCATTAGCAGAACCGATACCAGCAGATGTGGTAACAAAAGGATTGGCTTGTAGACCGTAACGAGTCTTGAAAGCAATCTTGGGCTGGAATGTAGATTCGTCAACCGCACGTACCATCGTGAGAGGAACGTATGGGCAGTAGAACAATCCAGCGTCGTAAGGGTTAGATCCACGGAATCCAACAGTGGCGTAATCACCAGTTGTGTAAGGATCGACGTAAACCTTCATGCGACCGTTGAGTACACCAGCGAATGTGTTTCCGCTGTCGTCAACGTTGAGGTTAGAACTGATGTTAGAAGCGTAGTCGAGTTGACCAGCGGCAGCCAAGGCAGAAGCAACGTTGCTAGAGCAGATAACGAAGTTACCTTTTCCGCGACGAGTTTCCTTTGCGATAGCATTAGCTTCAACTTCCAATTGGTAGATCAAGCTCTTGAACTTTTCAACAGCCCAACGTCCATCAGCGTCTGCAACCAAGTCGAAAAGACCGTCTGTACCAACGTTTGCTCCACCAGTCTTGGCAGTGCTGTTGATCGAACGGATAACTTCGCGATTGATTTCAGCGAGGATTTCAGAAGAGAGGATGTTAGCCAACTCAGATTCTGCGTCCAATCCGTGGATTGCCTTCAGATCTTGAGCGAGTTCCATCGTGTACTCTGCCTTCAACTGACGTGTCTTTGCAGTTACAGTTGCCTTTTCGATTGTGAAACCGAGTTCAGCAGGAGTAGCAGCTTCAGCAGTTGCTGTCGCGGTACCTGTACCAGTTGAGTATGCAACTTGAGGAGAATCGAGAGTAGCTGCATAAGGATCTGTTCCACCATGTGTACCAGCGCCACCGAAGTCTGTGTCAGCTTCGTTGAAGAGAGCTTCCGTATCAGCAGTTGTTACCTTGCCTGGATTAGCAGAACCATCGGTTGTGTCGTTGTAACGAGCCTTCATTGCGAAGATCAAACCCGTTGGGCCTGACATCGGCTGAACACCAGCAACGTCGTATGCGATCAAGTTTGGCATCGCGCGGCGAACCAAAGAGATCAATACTGGATCGTAGTTTACAATCGAACCTGTAGTTGTGTCGTTTTCGTTGAGCATTCCGTTCACTCCGCGTTCTTCGTTAAGAGCACGCTCTGTGTTCTCAAGAAGTTTGGCGGTTACGGCTTTGCGGTAGTTGTCCTTGAACTCAGGCGCGTCAGCGTGATCGAGTACAGGAGCCCATTTTTTTATGTCGTTTTCTGCGTTAAACATTTTTATGTTTCCTTTATTTTTGTAAGTAAATTATTTACTTGTTGTGGATGCTGTGTTGAATTCGGCTTAGGGAAGACAAATACTTCTGCATTGTCGGAGACAATTCTGCAGCAGGATCGGCTTCTCCTTCGACGATAATTTCTGTTTCGTCAGAAGAAACTTCTTCTTCCAACTCTTGTGTAGGCTCTTCCTCATTAAAGAAAGATTCCTTGATTACCGAAACCTTAGTTTCGAAGTTAGATGCATCGACGAATTCGATACCTTCTATTAGTTTGACAAACTTTGAAGCTTGTGTGGAAGTCAATTCCGAAGTTGCTTCAGAAATGATCTTTTCACGTTGAAGTTCAACAATCTGAGAGGCGAGAGAATCGCGTTCTTCAGATATTGTGAGGAGTTCACTCTTAGTTGCTTCAACATCTTCGCTGAGACTATCAACCAAATCAACCTTGCTTTCTGGTACTTCGATGTAACTCTCAACGAATAGATCCTTGAGGTTCTTCATGAAGTCTTCAGCAATGTCTGTACGCAACTTATTGTCAACGTATTCTTGGTTTTCGTTCATCCAATCTTCAACTACATATGTGAGGTAGTTGTCGATCTTTTCGATCAAAGTCTCGCGAATGTATACGACTTCTTCTTGCAAAGAATCTTCGTATGTATTCTCAAGATCTTCCTTGATCGTAGCGACTTTGTTTGCAACAGCAGCTTCGAAGAGAGTAGATGCTTTGGCCTTGAAGTCTTCGGTAAGATTGGAGTCTGCGTCAGCAAGAACCTTAAGATCCGTTGCAAATGCTTCTTCCATTTCTTCTTCTTCTTCGTCGTCCATCGCAGACTTGATTGCACCATAGGCAGCCATCAAGTCATCTTTCTTCATTCCCTTCATTTCCTTGTACATGGCGTTGATCATCTCTGCCTTTGTTTTTGGCGGAGCTGACTTTTTAATTGATGCCGCATTAGCTGCCGCATCTTTTTCACCATCTACATCTTCTTCTTCCATCTCTTCCTCTTCATCATCGTCACCTTGCATCATTGCTTCGTATGCTTTGGTTAGATCATGCTTCTTATAGGATTTGATAGTAGAGAAAGCGTCTGCAAGGATACCTGCTTTTGTTTGAACACCTTCTTCAAGTGTTTCTTCTTCTACTTCTTCAGAAGACTCTTCAATGGTTTCTTCGTCTACTTCGACGGATTCTTCCACTTCGTCTTCTTCGTCTTCTTCGTCAGACTCTTCGTCATCGGATTCTTCTTCGTCATCTTCTTCGTCTTCAGCTTCGTTTTTCTTCTTAGCCTCGCCAAGAAGAACATCGAGTACCGAATCAGAAAGGGATTCCTGAGATTCCTCAGCAACTTCTTCAGGTGTATCCTGCACAAGCTCCTGATTCTCTACAAGATCTTCTTCCTGTACGTCTTCAACAACGATTTCTTCGTTCTGTATTTCTTCAGACATTTGGGTTTATTTCTTATTTTGAATTTAGAGTTTGGAGAGGAAATCTCTGAAGATTCGCTCCTGAGCCTCAGCTATCTGAGTGGAATCCACCTTCTTAATTTCAATCTCATATTCTTCAATTTGTTGAGGTTTTAGAATACCATTCTCCAAGATCCAATCAACTCCTTCCATGATGCCATTTACAAAGGCTTCTGGGGCGGAGGGGTCTTGAACAATGTCAACAGTCGAAAGAATGTAATCATCCTTTACGAACGTCTTGTTTTCTCTTGATTCAACAGTTCCCATACCACGACTTGAGACACCTAGCTTGCAACCTCCTTCTACGAGGCCTTTCACGATCTTACCCATTGGTGTATCCAAGATAAGTGCCTTTCCTACAACGTTATTACCATCCCAATTGAGTTCGGTAATACGATGTGAAACTTTATCCAAGTTAATTGCGGGGCCTTCAGGATGATTTAACTCACCGACTGCACGACCTGTCTTAACTTGTTCCTTTATATATTTTCCGGTTGCTGATTCCAGAACCGATTTAGGATAAATTCTTTTATTGCGGTTTTCTTTTTCCGCTTGCATAAAGACACCTTCGATGAAGACATCCTTGCCGCCTTTTGCGTTGGCCTCTGTGATGTACTCTAATTGTACATCCTGTGTTTCCGTTATTAATTTCATCTTAGTTTGCGTAACCTATTGCCGTGCAGGTGAGTGTCGCGGCCGATGTACGGATTTTTTCCAAATTCTTTTTCTTAATAGTAAGTGAACCAGATGCCGGAACATCGATTGTTGCGATTGTCACACCACCACTTGTTTTAAGAGTGACTGTGCCTGCCGAAGTCGTTGTGTTACATATGTAAACAAGTGACGCTTCG